GCGATGTTTGCGAGTAGTTTCATGCTCAAAAAGTTACAACGAATTTTTCAGGCGAAGGCCAGCCGGGGTTGGAATCAAAGACCTTGGTGTCGGGTTTCTTGCCAACCCAAGTTTCTGCTCGGAATCGATGGTCCCTTGCAGGTTCACCGAGTTCCTTGATGTGGCTTGACTTAGCCCACCAAAAGTTACCACCGAAGTATGGGTAGCCTTCGGGGTTGTTGGCATCGGCCATGTGAGGGAACTGCTCCTTGGTAATCCAATGGCATCCCACCGCATCGACACCCTCCAGCATTTGCATGGACCGCTCCCATGCAACCACGTTGAAGAATAGCATGGACCTGCCCCAAAGTTGGGTTGTCAAGGATGGATTCGCAGCCCCCTTGGTGTGAGCGTACAGGTACACGGCTTCCTCTTCCTGCGATGCCCGGTACATCTCGGTAAGGGTCGCCTGCTCCCAAGCATTCGTCCGGGTTACTACGACCTTGACCTTGTCGGCCACCATCGAGTTCTCCAGCACCTCCTTGACCGCTTTGCGTTGTTCGGGTGGACCGACAATGCCGACCCTTATCTCATCCAAGATGTTGATAAGGCCATAGTTGCACACAGCCATCATGTGCTGATTGAGTATCAACTGCCAGTTGCCACCGCAGTAGATGTGGTAATAGTGAACGACTTTCATACTAATCCATCCAAACACCATCATGCGTCAAATGCCAAAAGCGATGCCTAATGACTTGAAGGATTAAGCCAAGCAGCGAGTTAGCGTAGTAAACGCCAGCCTCGCAATGCAGTTCAAATTTGTAATGTTTGTTCATTGAAGCAGCAGGGTTAGAAGGGTGATGATGAAGAAAACGGCTGCAACCGTCTTCCCGATTTCGATGATCAGGTCAAGGATGCGTTCGGGGTTCATAGGGCAAAGTTACACAACAACATACTTCCCCGAGTTACTGACCCTTAACTTGTTGAGTGCCACATACCGCATCGCATCGCAGGCGTGGTTGAAGGAATCAATCGGAACCCCCGTGTTCTTCCCTTCCTTGTCGGTCGCCCAAGTGTAGGAGCGCAGTTCCTTGATGAGGTTGGTGCTATCCTTGGTAACCTGCAATTTAAAGCGTTTCAGGATGTCTATCCCGTTCCGAACCGAATCGGGGCCTTTCTCTGCCGGCTTGATGTTAAAGCCAAGACGGTAGATTTCTTCGATGGACTTGGGTTCTGCTGAATCCGCCACGATTTCCCAAGCCCTTGTGATGCCCAGCGACCGCAACTTGTCTGCGATGTCTTGGTTGGTAAGGCCCGTGGAGTAGAGCAGTTCTTGGATCAGCAGGCAGTCCCCTTGGCGGTAGATAGCGACCAAGGCCGTAGGGTCGTTGCTAAAGCCCCAGTCAAGCCCAAGGGCGACGAATTTCGCTCGGCTGACATCGATACCCTCCACGACCTCGAAGTCCTCGTATATCGCACCCTGAAGCGTCCCGACCTGACCGAGCCCGTAGACCTTCCACCAGTTCGCCCAGTATGCAGAGGTTTCGGCTTTGGTGCGGTTCAGTTCGATGTCCCGCTTGATGGTATCAGGCAGGGCCTCGTTGTCCTGATAGGTTAGAATGAGCAGTTCGGAATCGTCCTCACGCAAGACCTCGGTATGCGCCCAAAATTCGTGGGTCGGGTTGAAGTCGATGTAGATGGCCTCGCTGGTACGGATTGCTAACTGGTAGTAGGACTCAAAGTCGATGTTGTTCGCCTCGTTGATGAATAGCACCTGCCTCCTTGCACCCCGAAGCCTTGCCTCTTGGTCAGCCGAGAAAAACTCAATGGTGCTACGGTTAGCGAACTGGTAGGTCAGCAGGGTCTTGTTCCACCTTGCCGGAACGAAGATTTCCTTGGCGATCATTATCTTGATGAAGTCCCGAATCGCACCCCTCCGAAGGTGAGGCACGGTTTCCCCCACTATACTGATTTCGGTCTTCTTCTTGCAAGCCTGCTTGATCAAGACGCAAAGAATGCTGAAGGTCTTGGAGGCCGAGGTCCCTCCTTGGATGACCCGTTTACGATGGGTCAGCGATTCAATCTTCCGCTTGGCGGTGGTGTTTATGACCTTCATCAATCATCTTCGGTCCATTGTTCAATAAAGACCTGATTCTCCTGCTTATCCACCAAAGAGTTCAACCGTTGGGTGATGCTTGCGTTGTACTGACCGACCATACCCCCTTCGATTTGGTCTTGACGGATGACCCGTTTTATGCGTGAACAGATGGCTACATAGTCGTCATATCGCTTGTCCCTGTTTGTGAAATAGGTCCCAAGGTCCTCAATGATGCCTGCATCGGCACACCAGTTCTCAAAGCCTTCCAAGGTCAAGGGTCGCTCCAAAGGCTCATGCTGGGGGATAGCATCCTTGCCGGGGAATACCGTCTTGGTCCTTGGGTTTGCCTTGACCCCTGCCCGGTATGCCTCAAAGTACTCCCACATCTTTTCGGGAGTTTCGATGTACTTGCCGTTGCCCTTGCTGGTTCCCATTAGTATTCGATTTTGTCGATTAGGTCGCTTATCTTGTTTACGATTTTCATTTTCACTTCGTACTGGTTCGGGGCATTGGACTCATCCACCGCTCCGATGCAGTCGCAGAGAGTCGTAATGACCATCATCAGCGAGTCCATCCGAGCCTGCACTTGGGCCTCGTCATCCTTCGCCTTCGAGTTCGCCAAGTTCTCGGAGTTTATTTCTTGACCATGAGAGAGCCGACTTACCGCCCCACAGGAGGTACGAGATGTAACCGCAGTCCGAGGTATCGTCTGCGTTGTCGTAGTAGGTTTCAGCACGGGACAGGTAGGAGTGCATCCGCTTAATGGTTTCAACCGATATGGGTTCGCCCTTGGACAAAGTGGCTGCCCGGACCTTGCCTGTCTGAGTAGCACACTTGTTCCCGTTCCGCTCGTTGAGTTCAATCCCCCGCTTTGCATTGGCCCGAACCTCTTGGCCGTAATCGGAGTATGACTCGAACTGCTGCCTTTTGTGATTCTCCCACGTTGAGCCGCAAACCGCAAGCCGTTGAGCCGTATCGGGGAACTCCGCATTGATTTGGTTATTGCTCATGCAGCGACCGATGAAGCCTTCTCTTGACTCGTTATTGTTCGGGATTGGCAGGGGCATTCAGGGAGTGGTTTATGGTGTTTTGGTTGACTTCGAGGAACAAGTCCGCTTGCAGGTAAATGTATTGAAGAGCCGATTTTACGCAGTCAGCGCACCACCAATTCGTGGGCGGTCGGCCGTGAGCGGTCAGGATGGCTTGCAGTTCTCCAACCGCATCGGGTGGCAGTCGCATCGTCAGGGATGCGATGTACTGGTCCCAATACTTGCGATGCTTTTGGGCAACGATGAACTGGTCGGTTGTCATTTGAAGGTCCATTCCCGAATGATTATTGCGGTGGCAGATGAGGCGAGGCCGAGGATCGGGGCCAAGTACCATTGGCACGTTGGCAGGGTCAGGGCAACCCCAAGCCAAAAACCAAAGCAGGTCATGCACGAAAACGGCTTCCGCTTCGCAAAGGGCAGAGCGTAGAACCATCCCGGCAGCACCCGGAACTCCACGACCGCAAGGGTCGCTAAAGCACTAATCAGGATTGGAAAAACCAGTATATCCATTGGACTCGATTGCGGTTTTGATTTTGGCTTTGGCCTGTTCGATTGAGTAAATGATGGACCTGTACGGGATGCCCGTTTCTCGGCTCATAGCCTTCATGTTCCCGGTCTGCATGAGCAGGTTGAGCAGTTCTTTGTCGTACGGGAAGGCTCCGTCCTTGGCCCAAGAGTCCATCTCTTGCTGGGCGATAGCCCAAAGGTCGTCCAGCAGGGAGTCGTAGTCCTTGCCTTCTTCTTGGGTTTCGGGATCTACTTCGACCCGCTCGTCGTGGTGTCGGTACTTCTTCGCAAATTGATTATTGTTGCCCCGGTACAGGTTCATGATGAGGCGAACGATGTAAAAACGCAGGTAGCCTTGGACCTGCATCTTGGTAATCTTGTCGGGGTCCTTCTCCAGTAGGATTAGGACGACCTCTTGTTCGAGGTCCTTCCAAAGCGGATTGCCGCCCGTAATGGTGAGGCAAGCCTTGCGGATTTCTCCGCTGCGATAAAGGTCAAGGATGGTAGCCTCTGCGTTCACTCACGCAAAGATGGCGGGGGTTCTTCCTAATGTTGCAAAAAATCCCGTGTCCTGTTTAAAACCTGTGTACGCAGAAACTTGATGTCGGGCCTTGCTCTCATGTTTATCGCAAGGATTTCGAGGTTGTGCATGACCGTTGCGTGGTTCCTCTTGATGATTCGCCCGATTTGGCAGTAGGTGTAGAGGTATTCCGAGTAGGCGATGTCGGCAAAGATGCTTCGAGCAAGGACCAGTTCTTGGGTCTTGACTTCGCTCAAGATGTCGTCCGGGCTGACTCCGACGACCTCTGCGGTATAGCCGAGGATGGTGCGTGAGATTAGGTCCATGGTGAGTCTTTTATGTTTAAGGATTTATGGTTTTGTCTATAATTTGATTCGGAATATCAAACCAACCATAATCGTCCATTATGCTTAAAAAATACCAACCAATAATAGTAATGGTTAAGACTATGGTAATTACAAACCATAAAAGGTATAACACAAAAGCCGTTATTAATAGGATTATTTGGTTCATTTTGTTTGGGTTAAAGCATTGATTCAATTAAGTTTATTCTCTCCCCTATCCACCGCATCACCGGGACGGCCATTGAGTTACCGCAAGCCTTGTACCTTGGCCCATCGGGGCATTGGTCGGCTTCCTTGTTGCGGTATGGAATCTTTGTCCAATCATCGGGGAATCCCTGCAAGCGTTCGCACTCCTTGGGGGTCAGCCTTCGGATAGCCATATTAGTGCCAACTGCGTGACTATGCGCCTTTGTTAGCGCAAATGATGGTTCGTTGTTTTCGCCAACAGTTCTGCCATAAGATGTTGAACCTTCAAACATATTTTCAGTATTAATTGGAAAGGCCATCGGTTGCAACACGGCTCCATAGTTATTAACGTCAGACGCTGACGAGCCAATGGTCTGCGATGTGCGCTCGTTGATGGTTTGGTTAAAAGTATCCACGGCAATGGGTTGGGCAACTGCTAATTGATTATCTCCCGGCTCTGACCTTAATGTTGGGGATGTTCCATTATCCGAATACCCATACCCAAGCCTTTGCATCTTACCCGGCTCAAAGGCTATCGGTTGGAGATTTACTACGTGAAAGAATGCCTCTGCATTCATTATCATTTGATTATTTACTTGTTTTGCAAGTTCGCATCCAATAGTTGGGCAGACATTTGGGATGCCTGTTGTTCCAACGCTTCCTTGAGCATCGGAGGCAACTTCTTCCCTCTTTTTTCGGCTCGGTTTAGTATTCCCTTGCAGGCTTTCGGACTCAAATAAAACCGCTGCGGGAGGTCTCCAATCTCCAAGGTATCCGACAACAAACACTCTTCTGCGTCTTTGTGCCACTCCGAAGTATTGAGCGTCAAGAACTCTGTAGGCGAACCCATACCCGATTTCCCCCAACGCCCCAAGGAAGGTTCCAAAATCTTTTCCTCCGTTGGACGACAATACACCGGGGACATTTTCCCACACGACCCACTTGGGACGGAATTTATCAGCGATTGAAAGAAAAGTAAGCATGAGGTTTCCTCTTGGGTCAGCAAGACCTTTGCGAAGTCCTGCAACGGAGAAGGATTGGCATGGGGTTCCGCCCACGAGAAGGTCAATTGGTCGCTCATCTGCGATTGGGTTTTGGTTGATTCTTGTCATGTCGCCAAGGTTTGGGACATGGGGAAAACGATACTTTAAGACTTCGGAAGGGAATTGCTCAATCTCGGAGAACCATTGCGGTTCCCATCCAAGGTCGTGCCAAGCGACTGAGGCTGCCTCAATGCCTGAACAAACTGAACCGTACTTCATTAGAAAGGGTTTGGGGGTAGAGGCATCCAATGGCTTACTTCAATTAGGAACCACGTTTGATGCTCGTAGTACCAGCGTCCATCCCCAAGCCATGCGTAGGCTTGATTCATGTCGGTCGTGAATATCAGGACTGGCTCGTAAGGTGTCGGCATCCGGTCCAAGCATTTAATCCATTCCATGGTCATACGTTAGGGTTTAGGGGGTTGGGGTATAGGCATCCAGTAAGCGACTTCACGGGGCCACCAAGAGCAATCGCAGTTCCACTCATTGTAATAGGTATCGTACGAAGCAACGCTTTTTAGTCCGATTTCATTGCAAACCAGCACGACTTCGCCCTCCTTGGGCATTTGGTCTTGGGGTCTTATCCATTCCATGGTCAGGCGTTTTTGGCTTGAAGGATACGACCGAGCAGGGTCCAGTTCACGGACCACGCCTTGATGGTTTCGCTTTTGTCGGGTCGGTTGCAGTTGACGCAAGCCTTGCGGATGTGGAGTTGCCAGCGTCGGAAATCGATTGGTGTGGTTTTCATGGGTTTGGGGTTTAGCGTTTTGGTGATGTCAACAAAATGGTCGGGTAGGATGACGGTGGTTTCACAAAACAATGCTTATGAGTCCAGTAAGCCTCTTCAATTGTGAATTCAGTATCAGGGATAAAGTGAAACATTACGTCCTTTTTCTCCTCCATTTGTTTATACGAAATGAACTTGCCACAATGATTGCATTTTCTCGAAGCATTATCATCTTGCTTTAGATAAAGAGAGTGTGCGGTTTTGTTTTTCATCGGTTTGGGGTTTGGTTGGTAAGTTTATAGGCTGACGCTGGGGGAGGTTTGGTAAGACCAGAGGCTGACGGTTATCGAATGCGTATAGTTTTTGGGTTTTTCTTTACATTATACCCGAACGCGTATAAATTTTGGGATTTTCTATACATTATACCCGATTGGGTATTAAACGTGGGTTCGTGTTTCCGAATCCCAAATGGCACTCCATTTGAAATTCTTCCAGCTGTCCTTCCATAAAAGTTTAAACTTTTCTTTGATTTTTGTTTCAAAACTTCTTGCCTCTTCCAAGGTGTCAAAGTCCTCCTGAAAATCATTCATCCCTCCCTCAGGATAATAGGCATCACCTGCAAATACTAAGAATCGTTTCATAGGCTTAAGGTTTGAAATAGTTTGTACGCACCACACGAATCGGTCAGGGTCTTGACTTGAGGCCCGAATCCGTTGGAGCGGGATAGCACGTACTCGCAGGCGTTACCCTTGGCCCGCACCTCAATCACCTTCCATGGGCGGTCGTTGGTGCAAGCGGTCATCAGGAGCAGCAGTAGCAGTCGGGCCATGGAACAAATCTACACAACTATTCCACACTTGCAACCTAACAGGTAGGGTTTTCTTCCAATTCTCTTACGAAGGCTTTGAGAATCTTAATCAAGCCATCCCTTTCGTCGTCGCCTCGGAAAACGATTTCAATCTTTTTTACTGGCTCAACCCTTGATGTGTCATCGTTCACATAGCATTCCATTGATGTTGACGCCATATCTTGAAAGGTCATAGCCACATATCCTCCGTGTCCTGCGTCGCCTCCTTGAAAGCCAGTATGCTCAAGCGTTGCGTTAATGATGCAAAGGCCGTTGTGTTCTAAAATTAATTTTCTCATGTTTTGGGGGTTTATTTGTTTGGTTTAATTGGTTGTAATTACTTTTTGAAAATCCTCAATGCTTCGGATTACCTCGTACCTGTACCCTGCCTCTTGGACCACTCCCTGCCACCACTTCTGCGACAGGGACTGCTTGCCCTTATTGGCCTTGAACTCAAGGAAGATGGCCCCTTTGTCCGATAGATAGGTCATATCGGCAACCCCAGCGGTCAGGCCAATACCCTTGAGAAAATGACCGTTGGTTCGGCTTCGGGGGTTGTTGAGGTTAAGGAACAACCGCCCTTCTTCTTGTGGCTTCAAGAGTTTGAACAACTTGACGCAAGCGGCTTGCAGGGTGTATTCAGGGGTCATAGCGGATATTCGTTTGCTTTGGTGTAAGGCAGTTGACATTGGACTTGTGCGGTTTTAAGCCCTCCGTTCCGGTTCTTTCGGAAGATGACTTCCATGAGGTCCTGCTCTGCGTTCTTATCGTGTTCGTATGGGCGATAGACAAAGGCGATTTTGTCGGCATCAAACTCCAGTTGCCCCGTTTCTCGAAGGTCGGACATGATGGGGCGATGGTCGGACCTGCCTTCGGTTGCCCGTGATAGCGAAGAAACCACGACCCCGAATACCTTTTGCCGTTTGCAGATTGCTTTGAGTTGCTTGGAGATGTTGGTCATCTGCTCGATTTTGGGCTTGGGTTTGTCAATCTTGGCAGGTTCTACGAGTTGCAGGTAGTCAAGGTAAAAGCCAACGATTCCGAACTTGGCCTTGAGTTTAGCGATTTCGCCTTCGATTCGGTCGAGGTTTGCTTGATGCAGGTCCACAATGTAGAGAGGCTTGCCTTTGAGTTGGTCGGCTTTTTGTGCCAAGGTCAGGAACTGCTCCGTAGTGATACGCTCGTCGGGTTTGAGGAACGCTGATCCGTCCATCGTTCCGAGGTTGGAAAGCATACGTTGGGTCAGTTGGTCTGCTGACATTTCCATCGTGAAGAACACGACGGGAATATCGGCCATGGCTTGGTTCATTGCTATTTGGAGAGCGAGCAGTGTCTTACCCATCGCAGGCCTACCACCTACGAGGATGAACTCGGACGGCTTGAACCCGGTGCAGATGTTGTCAAGCGGTCGGATGAAGGTTTGATAGATTTGGTCCTTGCGTCTGCCTTCCCGGACCTCGTTCATGTTGAAGAGGAAGTCCTTGGCGAGTTCGTGAGCAGATGATTCGGAGGCGTTGGACTCAACGGCTTGGATGGATTGATAGCGTTGGAAGGCTTTGGGTATGTCCCTATCGTGTGCCAGTTCTTCCATGATTCTCGCTTCTTCACGTTCTTTCCAAAGGTCGTGGAGGTCGGATGCGTAGGTCTTCCAGTTGCTGACAAGCCCCGCTTCGGGGTCGATGCCTTCGAGTAGGACATGGGCTTGGCCTTGGTCTGCAAGGTACTTGTAGACGGTTACGATGTCTATCTCTCGCTCTGCTTTGTGGAGGGATTCAATGGCCCGGTAGAGCAGGACGTTGTTGCCTGTGAATAGGCGTTCCGGGATTTGGGTTAGCAGGACGGTTCGGTTCACGAACTTGTCCATGAGGCAGCCGAGCAGTTTGCGTTCAGCGGACAATTGGTAGGGGTTCATCATCGGAGGTTAGGTTTGAGTATGCGAAGTTAGGTGTTCGTTGGATGGCTTGATCTTCCCATCGTTTGCCGTTGAGGTAGGTGGCCGCATGAGGGACAAACTGCACGGGTGTTTGAGAGTAAAGCCTTGAGATGTTGTTTATGGCTTCCTGTTGGTCTGCATTGGACAACTTTGCAAAGGACTTTGACGCTGCCTGCTTCCCGGTCTTGCGTGGATAGATAGCCCAGAATTGGTCAAAGATTGCACAAGTGTTCTTTATCTCTTCTTTGTTTGTTATCTCTTCTTCTCTTATCTTATCTAATCTTATCTTATCTGCTTCCGTTTGCTTAGCACTTGCTTTGTTTTGCTTAGCACTTGCTTCGGTTTGCTTAGCACTTGCTTGACCCTTTACTTCGCCTCCTTTACGGCCCGCCTCCCTCCTTCTTTCGCTTAACCTGTTCAGGTCCTCCATCTGCAAATCAAGGAACTCAATACGGATTTCTTCGCCTTCGGTCTTGATTATTTCGGACTCAATCAGTTTTTGAAGGAGGTCTTTGCCTATCTCAAGGCTTGCTTGATGGGCGGTAAACTGCCCGTGCTTGACCCAGTAGAGTTGACAAATGTGGATGA